TGGGTTGGGTTCTTGGTAGCAATCCTGATCGTAATATTGGTGATGGATATATTGACTTTGGTATGATTGATATAGACGACCGGGCTGGGAGAGAATTTATCAATGGTATGAACGACGCCATTCTACTCGACTTCAATGTTGATGGAATTATATTTGATCTCATTTGAAGGCGACAGGCGTTGGAGGCAATCTCCTCTGGGAATATATTTGATTCCTTGGACATAGACCCAGAGGACTATGTCTACGATAGTCGAAACCCTTAGCCACAAAAGGAAAAAACAATGGATACACTAACAAAAAAACTAATTGGAGCTGCAATTGGCGGTGCTGCGGGTTATTTCGTGGCGTCAGTGATTGTTGAATATATTGCTATAAAGGAAAACGAAACCCAGGAACAATTGGCCACTTATCCTTTTAATAATAAAACATTAAAAAAAGAGGAATTTGAGGAAATGATTGAAAAAGGTAATAGAAAGAAAATAGATTATACACATTACTTCGAATCCCAAAATCGTCCAGATCTGGCTGCTTTAGCTTCGAAATATAATAATGATGAAGTATTAAATAGTGATAGTAAGGAAGAGGAACCCGAAGAGGTTTTGACTGAGGAAAATGTAATTGATGATGTTCCTCAACCCATCCGTCTGATCTCTATGATGGAATATGCCAACGACGATGAATATGAGCACTTTACTCTCACTTATTATGATGACGATGTTGTCACTGATGGTGAAGATAAGCCTATTGAGAATATAGAAAAGCTTATTGGAGACGAGGCTCTTGTGTCTTTTGGATATGAGACGGATGGTGATGAAGACACGGTTTATGTGATCAACGATAATCTTAAGACAATGTATGAGGTGGTTAGAGCGAACAAAAACTATGCCGTCACCAAAGTCCGTCAAGCAAGAAAAAAAGCTTTGAGTAAGAAGGAGGAAAAGAATGAGGAGGACAACCCTTAGAGAGTCCTATTTCTCCTGGCTATATGATCAAGTAGGAACACAAAGACCTAGTCGTATTAAATTGTGCAAAGAACTCCATGATATCAAATTTAGATGGTTCGTTAAGAATGATGACAACCGATATGAAGACGGAATACAATTACGATTTGATTATATTGAACACGAGGGATTAGATATGACCCATCTTGAGGTTCAGTCTTTTGTTAAGGGGGATTGTACCTTCTTTGAAATGATGGTGGCTCTTGCCAAGCGTATGAACGATTTGACCTATGAGTTCAACCCGCAAAAGGATATGACAGCAAAATGGTTCGTCGAAATGCTGGAAAATTTGAGGCTAGACAATCTTACAGACAACTCTCTGCTTGGTTACACTTTTGCTACAGATTTGTCAGAAAGTGTAAAAAGTGTAACAGAAACTGTCATAAACCGTACGTACGACTGGTACGGACGAGGAGGCCTGTTCCCACTAAAGAGGCGACCACCCACAAATCAGGCTGAAATGGAGATCTGGTACCAGCTAATGCTTTATATGGACGAGAACTATGGCTAGGTTTGTGTTACACTTTTCACAAAGTGTTACACTTTTTGGAGTCTCCCAGAGAGGCTTTTTAGCCTACTTTGTACACTTTTGTTACACTTTTACACTTTAAACAACAATTAAATAATAATAATAATATAGTATATATAGTATATATAAGTAATTAATTGGCCCAAAAAGTGTAAAAGTGTAACAAGAGCTCGAAAAGGAGAAAACACATGGATTTTTTCAAAATAGTGGAGCGAACCCCTACAAAGGGATACTCGGAGATTTTCCCAGATTTCCAAGTAGTGCGTTCCAAGGATCTTATGGTCAGAGCCAAGAGCTTCTATGCCATTTGGGACGAAAAACGGGGTCTCTGGTCTAAGGATGAGTATGATGTACAAAGACTAGTTGACGAGGAGCTTTTTGCTCACCCCAACGCAAGACACGCAAGAGTTAAAAAAATGGGAGACTTTAGTACAGGCAGTTGGAGCTCCTTTCGCAAGTATTTAAATTTATTGAATGATAACGCTCATGAGTTGGATCGAGAGCTTACCTTTTCTAATACCGAAGTGACCCGCAAAGACTACGTTAGCAAAAGATTATCCTATCCTTTAGAAAAAGGATCGATTGAATCTTGGGATATTTTTATGTCCACGGCGTATGAACCAGAGGAACGAGAGAAGATCGAATGGGCTATCGGAGCTGTTGTAGCAGGAGAGGCTAAAAATATTCAGAAGTTTCTTGTTATATATGGAGAAGCGGGTAGTGGTAAGTCAACTGTTTTAGGAATTATACAAAAATTGTTTGATGGATATTACACTACATTTGAATCCAAAGCTCTAGGATCAGCAAATAATACATTTGCAACCGAAGCATTTCGTGGTAATCCATTGGTTGCTATAGAACACGATGGTGATCTATCTAAGATCGAGGATAACACAAAGCTTAATTCTTTGGTCTCTCATGAGTTTATGACTGTGAACGAGAAATTTAAGCCTAGCTACACAGCAAGATCTAATGCTTTTATATTTATGGGTACAAATAAGCCGGTCCGTATAACTGATGGAAAATCTGGTTTGCTTCGTCGACTCATTGATGTGAGAACTTCTGGTAAAACACTAGGTATTCATCAATATCAAACAGTCCTATCAAGAATTGACTTTGAGTTGGGAGCAATTGCTTATCATTGTCTGGAAGTATTTCAGAAACTGGGTAAGGATAGATATATAGGATATAAACCTACACGTATGCAGATTGAAACAGACATATTCTTTAATTTTGTTGAAGACTATTTCTTTACATTCAAAGAACAGGATGGTACTACACTTACCCAGGCTTGGGAGATGTATAAATCTTTCTGTGATGATACTGGAGTAGAATATCGTTTACCCAGACATAAGTTCCGTGAAGAACTTAAAAATTATTTTATAGATTTTAGATCTATGGGGCGAAATGTTGAAGGTAAACAACTTAGAAGCGTTTATTCTGGATTTAGAACAGATAGATTTACTTCTCTGGCTCCAGTAGAAGAGATTGTTCCTATTTCTTTGGTCTTAGATTCTGAGAAATCTCTTTTAGATGAAATGTATCTTGATGCACCGGCACAGTACGCATCAGAAGAAACAGAATTACCAAAGAAAAAATGGTCTACAGTAAAAACCAAGTTATCTGATATAGACACAACAAAACTTCATTATGTTATCTTTCCAAAAAATCATATTATACTGGATTTTGATCTTAAAGATTCAAGTGGAGAAAAATCCCTGGAAAGAAATTTGGAGGAAGCAAGCAAATGGCCAGCCACATATGCCGAATATAGCAAGAGTGGAAAAGGTATTCATCTTCATTATATTTATGATGGAGATCCCGACAAACTTGCTCTTTTATATTCTCCAGGAATAGAAATTAAAACATTCCGAGTTGGAGAAATTGGACCTAATTCTCTACGCAGACGATTGTCTCTATGTAATACAATTCCAGTTGCTCATATATCTAGTGGTTTGCCTTTGAAAGGAGAGAAAGTGATAGACACAAAAACAGTTGCGAGCGAGAAGGGTCTTAGAGATCTTATAGAGAGAAATCTTAGAAAAGAAATACATCCAGGAACAAAACCAAGTATTGATTTTATCTACAAAATATTGGAAGATGCTTATAAATCTGGAATGAGATATGATCTCACACAATTAAGACCTAAAGTTTTGGCTTTCGCAACAAGAAGTTCACATCAAGCAGAATATTGTGTTAAACTTGTAGCTAAGATGAAATTCCAATCAGAACACGAGGAAGCAGAACAAGTATTATTTGATGGTGTTGAAAATCCAGAAGAGGCTCTTCCTTTAACTTTCTATGATGTTGAGGTTTTTAAAAATCTTTTTGTTGTTTGTTGGAAATATCAGGGAGAAAAACAAAAAGTAGTCCGTATGATAAATCCAACACCAGATGAAATTGGTGATCTATTAAAAATGAAATTAGTTGGGTTTAATTGTCGAAGATATGATAATCATATTCTTTATGCTAGATATATTGGATATAGTAACGAGCAGCTTTTTGATTTGAGTAGCAAGATAATAAACTCCAGTCAAAATGGATATTTCAGAGAAGCTTATTCCATATCCTATACAGATATATATGATTTCTCTTCGATCAAACAAAGCCTTAAAGCTTTTCAAATAGATCTAGGAATTCATCATAAAGAACTTCATCATCCTTGGGATCAACCAGTTCCAGAAGAAATGTGGATGCAAGTTGCTCAATATTGTGAGAATGATGTTATCTCTACAGAAGCAACATTTAATGATAGAAAAGCAGATTTCTTAGCTAGACAAATTCTCGCCGAATTAAGTGGATTAACGGTTAACGATACGACCCAACAACACGCGGCAAGAATTATATTTGGTACAGAAAAAGACCCACAATCAGAGTTTGTTTATACAGATCTTTCACAACAATTTCCTGGATATAAGTTTGATGCGGGAAAAAGTACATACCGAGATGAGGAAGTTGGTGAGGGTGGTTATGTATATTCGGAACCAGGAATGTATGAAAACGTGGCTCTTTTAGACGTAGCTTCAATGCATCCGGCAAGTATTGAGAATTTAAATTTATTTGGTAAAAAGTATACCAAAGTATTTAGTTTATTGAAATCAACTCGTATGGCTATTAAAAGAAAAGAGTTTGATAAAATTCAAGATGGTTTTGCTTTTGGTATAGTTAATAAATACAAAGATGATCCAGAACTATTGGAAGGATTGGCCTATGCATTAAAAATTGTTATAAATATTGTGTATGGTTTAACTTCGGCTAACTTTCCAAATAAGTTCAGAGATCCAAGAAATAAAGACAACATCGTTGCTAAACGTGGTGCATTATTTATGATTGATTTAAAACATGCTGTTCAAAAAGAGGGCTTTTCTGTGATTCATATAAAAACGGATTCTATAAAGATTCCAAACGCAACTCCAGAAATTATAAAGTTTGTATTTGAGTTTGGAAAAAAATATGGATACGAATTTGAACATGAGTCTACATTTTCTAAATTTTGTTTGGTTAATGATGCTGTTTACATTGCAAAATATAAAGATGGAAAGAAAGAAGGAAAATGGACAGCTACTGGAGCACAATTTGCTCATCCCTTTGTATTTAAAACTTTATTTTCTGGAGAAGAAATTCAATTTCAGGATTTGTGTGAGAGTAAATCAGTAACCTCTCCTTCTGTTTTATATCTCGATATGAATGAAGGCTTTCCGGATGTTTCTGAATATGAGAAAGAATTATCAGAAAGAACCCGACCAAGAAGTGAGGGTGGAGGACCAAGGAAATATAATAAAAATCTTTCTAACTTAAGCGATGAAGATCTAAAGTTAGAAATTGAGAAAGGACATAACTATATATTTGTAGGTAAAGTAGGATTGTTCTGTCCCGTTGAATCAGGAACCGGTGGTGGTTTACTAATGAGAGAGAAAGAAGGAAAATATTACGCTGCTACGGGAACAAAAGGTTATCGATGGTTAGAAGCAGAGGTTGTAAAAGACTTAGGTATAACAGATCAAATTGATACTAGTTATCACGAATCTCTTGTTTCTGACGCGATAAAACAAATTTCTAAATTTGGAGACTTTGATAGTTTTGTCTCTGAATAGAAAAAAGGAGTTAAAAAGTATGCCCGCATACAGAGTATTTCAAACAGGAGCTGTTACTACTATAAGAACAAATAAGGGAGGATTAAAAGCTTTTATAACATCCGACGTTCATTTTGATAGTATATTTTGTAATCGAGAGCAATTTTTTAAAGATGTTGAAAAAGCTATCGATCTTGGATATTCCATAATAATTGTTGGTGATTTCTTCGATGCGATGCAAGGTCGTTTCGATCCAAGAAGAGATATGGGAAGTGTTCGTCCAGAATATAGAACCGAACAGTATTATGATGCTATTTTGGATGATTCAATAACTAAACTCAAGAAATATAGAGATCATATAATAATGATAACTGATGGAAACCACGAGCTCTCTGTTTTAAAAAACGCAAATACAAATTTAGTAAAAAGACTTGTTAGAGGGTTAAGTACAAATAAACATCCAATATATAAAGGGGGATATGGGGGAATAATTAGAGTTCATGAGGACAACAAAATAACACCAATTAAATATTTTCACGGATCTGGTGGAGAAGCTCCCGTTTCTAGAGGAGCAATTCAAACAAATAGACAAGCAGTCTTTCTTCCAGATTTTGAAGTTGTTCTTAATGGGCATAGTCATCATGCTTATTGGATACCAATCGTTCGAGAAAGAATATCTTCAGAAGGTAATCACTATTTTGATATTCAACATCATCTTAGAACCCCCGGATATTCAATGGCTTATGGTGATGGTCAAACCGGATGGGAAGTCACAAGAGGCGGTGTTCCAAAACCTATAGGATCTTGCTTTTTAGATATTATAAAAGGTGAGATACAATATATACCTTTAGTACACTCGCCAAAACCAATAAACATTGTGCAAGATATTTATGAAGGAATAGAATTTCCACAAGAATAAAGGAGTTAAGATGTCCCCACAAAAGAAAAACAAACAAGAAGAAACAAAGAAAGTTCCACTATTAACTATTGAAAATGCAAAAATTATTTATAGAAATTTTGCTGGTGCTGCTAAGAAATTTAATGCGGCAGGATTAAGAAATTTTCATGTTGTTATTGATAACGATCTCGCTGTAACCTTAGAAAAAGATGGTTGGAACATAAAATGGCACGATCCAAAGGAAGATGGTGATCAACCCTGGGCAAGCATAAAAGTTTCGGTTCGATTCGATAATTACCCACCAAGAGTTCTTTTGATCACAGAAGGAGGAAGAACTCTGCTTGATCAAGAATCTATTGAGATTTTGGATTGGGCAGAAATTGATGTTGCAGACGTGATTCTTTCTCCATCATACTGGGAAGTTCAAGGAAAAACAGGCATTAAAGCTTATTTAAAAAAAGGTTTCTTTACCCTTTCAAAAGACGATCTTGAAAGTAAATATAGTGGGTCGATTGGAAAGAAAATAAGAAACTCTCTCGAAGAAGATGAAGATTAATTTATATGATCATCAAAAGAAAGCAATAAAAGAATTAAGATCTGGCTCCATCCTATGGGGTGGAGTCGGGTCTGGTAAAACACTAACATCTTTGGCTTATTTTTATATAGTTGAATGTGGAGGAAAGATATATCCACAATTTAAGAAACCAACAAAACCAAAAGATATTTATGTAATAACCCCAGCAAATAAAAGAGATAAGTTAGATTGGGAGAAAGAAGCAGCTTGGTTAGGAATATCAAAAGATAAAGAGTCTAGTGTTTCTGAAATTAAACTTACTGTTGATTCTTGGAATAATATAAAAAAATATAAAAATGTTGAAAATGCTTTCTTTGTATTTGATGAACAAAAACTGGTTGGTTCTGGAGCTTGGGTAAAATCATTTATAAAAATTTCTAAAAAAAACAACTGGATTCTTTTATCGGCAACTCCAGGAGATACTTGGTTGGATTATGCACCAATATTTATTGCTAATGGATTTTATAAGAATAGAACAGAGTTTATTCGAAGACATGTTGTTTATAATACATATACATCATATCCTAAAGTGGATAGGTATGTCAACGAAGAACTTTTAAAAAAACTTAAAGAATATGTTCTCGTAAAAATGGATAGTCCTAATAAAACCATTAAAAACATAATCCAAATGATTATGCCTTATGATGAAAATAAATTCGAAAGAATATATAAGGATAGATGGAATCCATTTAAAAATAAACCAATACAAACTGCTTCTGAAGCTTGTTATTCAATGCGTAGAGTTGTCAATAGTGATTTTAGTAGATTCGAGGCTTGTCTTCAAATTTTAGAAAAACACAAAAAAATAATAATTTTCTATAATTTTGATTATGAGTTAGATATACTTAGACGACTTTGTGATGTTGTTGATATTCCCGTTGCAGAATACAATGGTCATATTCACGAGCCAATTCCTAATGGAAATAGCTGGGTATATCTTGCTCAATACAACTCTGCAAGTGAGGCCTGGAATTGTACAAAAACCAACGCGATGGTTTTATATTCTAGAAATTATTCTTACAAAATGACCACTCAAGCCATGGGAAGAATTGATCGTCAGAACACCCCTTTTCTGAATTTGTACTACTATTTTTTTACTTCTGAATCCCCGATCGATAAAGGAATAACAAAAGCCTATTCAGAAAAAAAGAACTTCAACGAGGCCAAATTTGTCAAGATTTAGCCTCGCGTCGCAAACATATGCTATAATAGAAGAAGAGTGTTTTTCTCGGGCAACTTGGACATAGTTTACCCAAGACCCGAGAATCACCTCTTATTTTATTTTTGCTCAAAAAGGAGTGAAAATGCCACTAGAGTCAGAATTTAAAAAGAAGCTTATAAAGGATTTAGAAAGAATGTATCCTGGAGCTGTTATTTTAAAAAACGATGCAAATTTACATCAAGGAATTCCGGATCATTTAATTCTTTATGGTCGAAACTGGGCAATGTTTGAAGCCAAAAGATCATCAAATTCCAGACACAGACCCAATCAGGATTATTTTATTGATCTTTTAAATCAGATGTCATATGCAAGCTTTGTCTATCCTGAAAATAAGGAGGAATTCTTAGATGAACTTCAACAAACACTACGACCTAAGAGGAGAACACGCCTTCCTTAGTGCCAGTAAATATCATTGGTTAAATTATAGTGAAGACAAAATTACTGATGCCTATAGAAAATTTTTAGCCATTCAACAAGGAACGGTCTTACATGATTTTGCTCGTCAATGCATAGATTTAAGACAGAAACTTCCTAAGTCCAAAAAATCTCTAAATTGTTTTGTTAATGATGCTATTGGATTTAGAATGTCTACAGAACAACCTTTATTTTATTCTGTTAATGCTTTCGGAACGGCTGATGCTATTTGCTTTCGAGACGAAACACTTAGAATCCATGACTTAAAAACAGGAGTTTCTCCAGTATCAATGAGACAGCTTGAGGTTTATGCTGCTCTCTTTTGTTTGGAATATAAAATCGAACCAACAAAAATTAATATAGAATTGAGAATATACCAAAGCGACGAAATACTTGTCCATAAACCAGAAAGAGAAGAGATTCGAGAAATTATGGAAAAAATAATATTTTTCAATAAAAGAATCGAACAAATAAAAGCTGATGAAATGGAGGATTGACCATGGATGATATTTTAAAACATTATGGTGTTGCTCGTCGTTCTGGAAGGTATCCATGGGGTTCTGGTAGAGATCCAAAACAAAGGAATAGAGATTTTCTTGGTTATGTCGAATCTTTGAAAAAAGAGGGAATATCAGAGGTTGACATAGCTAAAGGATTAGGAATGACAACTTCTCAACTCAGGACTAGAAAGTCTATAGCCAAATCAGAAATAAGGGCGTCTCAAGTTAGAGAAGCCATGACTTATAAAGACAAAGGAATGTCTAATGTTGCTATTGGATTAAGAATGGGTTTAAACGAATCTTCTGTTAGAGCTCTTTTAGATCCAGCAGCGCAGGTTCGTTCCGATATTGCTGTTTCTACATCTAATATGCTAAGAGATACAATTGAGAAAAAAGGAATAATCGATATCGGAGCAGGAACAGAAAGCCAAATAGGAATTAGTAGAACAAAATTAGGAACTGCCGTTTCTTTGCTCGAAGAAGAAGGTTATAAGGTTCATTATGTTAAAGTAGAACAACTTGGTACTGGAAAACAAACAACAATTAAAGTTTTAGCACCACCAGAAATGTCCTACTCAGATGTGTATAAAAATAGATCTAATATAAAAACCGTGTCTGATTTCTCAGCAACTAGAGATGGTGGGAGATCTTATTATGGATTAGATCCCATAAAGAGCGTAAGTTCTGATAGAATTCACGTAAGAGGTTTAGAAGATGGTGGTGCAGATCGAGATGGTGTTATTGAACTTCGAAGAGGGGTTAGCGATCTCAATTTAGGAAATCAAAAGTATGCACAAGTTAGAATTGCAGTTGATGGAACACATTTCCTAAAAGGAATGGCTATGTATTCTGATGATATTCCAAATGGTGTCGACATAGTTTATAATACTAATAAATCAAAAACAACTCCGAAAAAAGAAGTTTTTAAACCAATGAAAGATGATCCGGATAATCCTTTTGGGGCAGTTATAAAACCACAAGGACAAAAAGGAGCATTAAATGTTGTAAATGAAGAAGGAGACTGGGGTAAATGGTCTAAAAGCATATCCTCACAAGTTCTTTCTAAACAATCACCAGCATTAGCTAAAAAACAATTAGGGTTGGCTAAGGCTATAAAAGAAGAAGAATTTGATGAAATAGCATCTTTGACAAACCCCGTTATAAAGAAGAATTTGTTAAAATCTTTTTCTGATGATGCAGATGCTTCTGCTGTTCATCTAAAAGCTGCTGCTTTACCTCGTCAAGCATCTCATGTTATTTTACCAATACCATCTATGAAACCCCATGAGATTTACGCTCCTAACTATCAAAACGGAGAATCTGTTGTATTAATTCGACATCCTCATGGAGGAACATTTGAAATACCAGAACTTAGGGTAAACAACAAGAATCCTCAAGCGAACAGTGTTATAAAAAATGCTAGAGACGCTGTTGGTATTCATCCTTCGGTAGCTAAAAAACTTTCTGGTGCTGATTTTGATGGTGACACAGTATTGGTTATTCCTAATAGAGATGGTTTAGTTAAGACATCTCCTAGTTTAAAATCGCTTCAAGATTTTGATCCCAGAATAGAATATCCTGCTTATCCTGGTATGCCCAAAATGACACCAAGAGCAAAACAAATGCAAATGGGAGTTGTTTCTAATCTAATAACAGATATGACAATAAAAGGAGCAACAGCTAATGAGATAGCTAGAGCAGTTAAACATTCTATGGTTGTTATTGATGCCGAAAAACATAATTTAAATTATAAACAATCTGCATTAGATAATGGTATTGCCGATTTAAAGAAAAAGTATCAAGGTAGTGAAAGAGCTGGTGCTTCTACTTTAATATCAAGAGCATCTTCTGAGATTAGAGTTCCTAAAAGAAAAGATAGTTTTAGAATAGATCCAGTAACAGGAAGAAAAATCTTTGAAGAGACGGGCGAAACGTTTATTAATTCAAAAGGAAAAGTAGTTAAGAAAACTACATTATCCACGAGAGCAGCAGAAACAGATGATGCTTTTACTTTGTCATCAGGCACAAAAATAGAAAGCATTTATGCTCAACATGCAAATGACTTAAAAGCTTTAGCAAACAAGGCAAGACTACTTATTCTTAAAACACCAAATCTTGTTTATTCCCCCACTGCAAAACAAACCTATGCTACTGAAGTTGCTAGTTTAAAAGCCAAGCTAAATACTGCATATAAAAACAAACCCCTTGAAAGACAAGCTCAGCTCTTAGCAAATAAGATTGTTGCAGCCAAGAAGCAAGCAAATCCAAACATGGATGCCGCCGATTTAAAGAAGATAAAAGGCCAGGCCTTAGAAGAAGCCCGTGTAAGAACCGGCGCCAAGAAACAAAAGATAGAAATTACAGATAGAGAATGGGAAGCCATTCAATTGGGTGCTATTAGTAATAATACTTTAACTCAAATCCTTCTAAACACAGATGCCGAGGCTTTAAAGATTCGTGCAACACCAAGAAGCTCTAGTAGTATAACTCCTGCTAAATTAAATCGTGCTAAATCAATGTCTGCATTAGGTTATACAACAGCAGAAATAGCTAGTGCTTTAGGTTTATCTACAAGCACCATTCAAGAAGCCATTAAATAATAAAAAGGAGATTGTATATGTCTAATATTACAATGTTATCAACATTAGACAATCCATTCAATCCTTTTAAACAGTTTGATGATTGGCTAAACTATGATACTGAAAAGGGATACAATACATGTGGATTGTTAGCAAGAATAGCTAAGTCATCTGATGCATTGAGTGATGTAGATGAGGACATTGCTATTGAAGAAGCAATGCAAGAAATTATTAGGTTAAACGTTTCAGGTAACTACATCTTAGTCGAAGAAGACTTCATTCCTAGAGTACGCTTGACACTTGAGACATAACAAAGGCATAGGGAGGGTACCTCGTTATAGATACCCCCCCTATTCCTCGCCTGCCTCCTAAAAATTTCTCCGGAGGTATATTTTATAAATACCTTTACTCGGATTACCAAGATTTAAAACAGAGTCGGAGTTGTGGACCGATTCCTCCTTTCAAGAGCTTAGTGAAAACTAGGTTAAAAGTCTTGGTAATCCGAGTAAAAGTATTTATAAACATTTTATAAGTCTAATAAAGAAAGGAGGATCTAGCATGGACCAGAATGAAACATCTATTATTGTAGCTTTAATTCCTCAAGAAGACGGATGGTGTAAGATAGAACCCGCCCACATGACAATTGTCTATGCTGGTGAGACCACAAATCTTAATGTTTCCAAATTTAACGACTTAGCAAAGGACGTTGCTTCTATAGCTCTTTTGACAAATCCAATAATGACTAAAGTAATGGGAAAAGAAACCTTTGGAGAAGACGAAAGAGTTGATGTTTTTGTCGTTTCACCAACCCCAGAAATTTTAGCCATTCATAGAACATTGCAAAATTGGGATAAAGGCGATTTTCCTAATTTTACACCTCACGTGACAATAGGACCGGAAGGATGTTTTGTAGAAAACCCACCAATCTATCTTATCTTTGATAGAATAATGATTTTATGGGGTACCGATAGACTCACTTTCTGGTTGAGAAAATACTAGGAGGTGGTTTTTATGCCAAGAAGAAAAAGAAGCCAAAACGACAAAGCAGAAGAAAAGGAAATTAAGATTAAACGTCGTCAGGCTCCTGGAGCAAGTATACAGACAAGAGAAAACAAGATAATAAACATGTCTGTAGATCTAGCAGCCCGACAAATCAAAAAAGGAACCGTTTCCTCTCAAGTACTTAGCCACTTTCTAAAACTAGGCTCCTCCATGGCTCAACTTGAAAAAGAAAAACTGCTTAATGAAAACCTCCTTTTGCAAGCAAAAGCAGAAGCTATAAAATCTCAGAAACAAATAGAAGAACTTTATGCAAATGCTATTAAAGCTTTTCAAATTTACAATGGTCGGGAGATTATAGAAGAAGATGAAGATTAGAACATACTCTGACCTTTTAAAATTGGAAACTTTGGAAGATAGGTTTAATTATCTTAAGCTGGGAGGAAAAGTTGGCAGACAAACCTGGGGTTTTGATAGGTATTTCAATCAGAAATTTTATCATTCCCTAGAATGGAAACGAATAAGAGATATAGTTATAATTAGAGACAATGGCTGTGATCTGGGGATTCCTGGATATGAGATAAATGATAAAATTCTTATACATCATATGAATCCAATTTTAATAGAAGATCTTACTAAAGGAAATCAAGATATTTTAAATCCCGAGTTTCTAGTTTGTACAAGCAATATAACACATCAAGCAATTCACTATGGAGATATTGATCTTCTTCCTCAAAAACCCATAATCAGAGTTGCTGGTGACACTAAACTTTGGTAAAGGAGAATCCATGACAGAAAGCATATTAAATACAATCAAAAAAATGCTTGGAATTGGGGCAGACTATCTAGCCTTTGATGTTGATATTATAACACACATTAATTCTGCATTCATGGTACTTAACCAATTGGGTGTTGGAACAGAAATGGTGTTTTCTATAGAAGACGCAACAGCAGAATGGGCAGATTTTCTTGAAGATGAGGCAACGTATTCAGCAGTAAAAACATATATTTATTTATCCGTAAAATTGGTGTTTGATCCACAACCTTATTCTTTTATTAACGATTCCCTTCAAAGACAAAAAGAAGAACTTGAGTTTCGACTAAGTGTCCAAGTCTCAACCCCACAAGAAGAAACGTAAGAAGAAGGGATTATCGATTATGGCTACACCAATATATATTACCGGTTTTGAGCATCAAGCAGCGTTTTCGACTAATGGAGATGGTTTATATACTGGTGTTGTAGGAACCTGGGCGTTAGATACCAGTATTAAACACACAGGATCAGCCTCTGCAAAAGTTTCGGTGGCTTCTGGGGTGGCAGCCAATTTAAGACAAACAAAGGGGGTTTCTGGAACCGTTTTTACACAATCTGTTTATATAAATTTTGGATCATCTCTTCCTGGAGGATCAGTAGTCATTAACTTATTAGGAGTAATTAATTCTGCAAATTCTAATGTGCCAAATGTTGGATATAATCCATCAACCGGTTTCTTTGTTATTATACAGGGAACTACAGGTAAACAAGAAGACAATGTTACTGTTCAAACCAATACTTGGTATAGAATAGATTTTAAAACAGAATTAACTGGAGGAAACCAGGTTGTTGATTGCAAAATAGATGGTAGATCTATAACACAAAGTTCGGTATCTAATTCCTCTACAAGTTATACAACTGCTTTTCTAGGGACAAGACAGACATCACATGCTGTATCATTTGATGTTTATTATGATGATTGGATTTATTCTATTACTGGAGCTGATTATCCTATTAGTGGTGGTATTGATTATGGAATTGAGGTTTTAACACCTTCTAGTGATGGAACACATAATGCAGGCACAAATACTATAGAAGATAATGCAGGAACAGATATCGGTGCAACAACAGCTTATGATAAAATAAATTCAATACCTCCAAGTTCTTCAACTTATATTAGACAAGCTACTATCGGAACAGGGAACTATGCAGAAGTACTTTTCTCAGATATTTCTCAAGATCATTCTAGTATTATTGGAGCTATGGGAGTATTGACATATACATCAGCAGGAACAGCAATAAATAAAGGCGGTTGTATAGTTTCCAAGGATAGTTTTTCTTCTAATACAGAAATATGGGGTACTCCGTCAGCCACTCAAGATTATTCTGATGGTTCTACGTCCAACTTATTTTACAAAACAGCTATTATTTCTGGTGTTACAGACGACACAACAGTTAATGCTTTAAAAGCTAGAATTGGATATTCGGATGATGTTACTCCAAATCCTTATTGGGTTGATTTGGTTATTGAGGTTGCTTATAAAGTTCCAAATACCACATCGTTGGATTTAGTAACTTTTAGTAGTACGTTTAACAATATAGTAATATTAGAAAGTGAGAAAATATTATTAGATTTAGTAACGTATACCAGTACAATAAACTCTATAAATATTTTAGAGAATGAAAATATTGCTTTGGATCTAGTAAGTTTTTCAAGTACAATCAATGATATTAATATTCTAATTCATGAGATTATAAGTTTAGATCTAGTAACATACACAAGTACTTATAATGATATTGATATAATTGTACATGAGGTTATAGATCTAGATTTAATTAGTTATATTATCACGTTTAACGACATTAATATAATTGTACATGAGATTATAAGTCTTGATTTAGTATCATATTCATTAATTTTTGACAATCTCTCAATAATAGAAAGTGAGATTATTCATCCAGATCTAGTTAGTTATTTTATAACATTTCCAGATCTTACTATATTGGAAAGTAATACAACAGGATTTGAATTAGTATCATATTCTAATGTTTTTAATGATATACAGATAATAATTCATGAGATTATATCTCTTGATCTTGTTACAATTACAATCGATTTTCCTAATATAGCTCTATTAGAAGGAGGAACTGTAGATTTAGATCTAGTAACATATTCTAGCATTTTCAATAACGTTTCAATATTGGAAAGCGAGATTATTCCTTTAAATCTAGTAACTTATTCTAGTATATATAATTCTATATCAATTTCTGAAGTAGAAGTTATTAATCTGGATTTAGTTTCTTATTCTTCCTCTTTTAATATTATAAAAATTATAGAAAGCGAAATTATTCCTTTAAATCTAGTAACATATTCTTATTTAGTATTAGATCTTTCGATTATAATGCCTGTTAAGATTGTAAAAACACCACCAGAAAGATGTTATTTAGTTTTAGAAGAAAATAGAGTTTTCCCTATAGAGGAGGAACAGAGAATAATTGCAATAAATGAAGAAAAAAGAGAAATATTAATTTATTAAAGGAGAACAAATATGGCTAGTTTTACGAAAGCAAATGATTGGGTTAAAAACGATAGTGAAGTTGCTGATTTAGATGGTGACACATTCAAAGTTGCCCTTTCAAACACGGCTCCTTCTTCAGAAACAAACAATCCCCTTGCAGATGGCAAGGGAATTCTGGCAAATGTAACACAAATTTCATATACAAATCTTTCTAGTCGAACCCTGACAACAATTGAATCGTCCCAGACTAGTGGAACTTATAAACTGGATTTTTCAGATCTTGTTTTGACAGCCAGTGGAGGTTCGGTAGGTCCTTTCCGATATATTTATATCTATGACGACACACCAACCTCTCCAGCAGATCCAATTGTTGGTGTATATGATGCTGGTTCAGCAATTACGATTGGTGACGGTGGTAGTAGAACTTTGCAATTTCATGCCAGTGGTTTTATGAATAAAACATAAGGTGAGATATGACTAATTTCAAGTCTTTTCCACCAAAAGATCCAGAATCAAAGCTAGATTATCTATTCGATTGGGCCCCAGCTAAAAACAATAGAGGACTTAGTAATTGGTTGAGAGAAGGTGAAATTATTGTCTCTTATGAATTAACTGTTCCTGATGGTTTGGATAAAGTTTCTGATTCTTTGGTAGACGATGATACTGCCGTTTCTGTTTGGTTTGATAACGGAACCGGAGCACAATGCGAAGTTAGATGCAGCATCGTCACTAATCAAGATAGAGAAGATACTAGAACCGCCATTATACCAATTAGTCCTCGATAAGGAAAAGGAGTCTTTATGAATAATTCTTTACAACATGTCGGGGTTCTCGGTATGAAATGGGGAGTTCATCGTTTTAAAAGAACTCCCAATAGTCAAGATCATACTGTTTCTCGTGAGCTAAAAAAGAAGAAAATCAGTCAATTATCAAATGCTGAACTGAAAACACTAGCTACCAGACTACAACTTGAGAAACAAGTAAAAGATTTAGGTGGATCTCAGACAAGTAGAGGTCAAAAGATCCTTACTAGTATTCTTTTTAATGTTGGAAAAAAGGTAGCCGGTCAATACGCATCTCAAAAAGGATATCAAAATATAGCCAATGTTATAGATGGAATCCCTATAAACTGATAGGTAGGTTTTTATGGGTTTATCAAATACTGCGGTACCAAAGTATTATGGAGAATTTAGAGATAGAGTATTAAAGGGGGAAATTCCCGTTTGTAAAGAGATTGCTATGGAGATGAATCGAATAGATTCTCTTATAGCTAATCCTGGCATATATTATGATGAGAAAGCAATGGATGGATTTGTTGCTTTTTGTGAAAATGAATGCACACTAACTGACGGGAGCGATCTATATCTTCTTGATACTTTTAAACTTTGGGCCGAACAAATTTTTGGTTGGTATTACTATGTTGAGAGGAGTGTGTATCAACCCGGAGAAGATAATCATGGTGGTACATATGTTAGAAAAAGAATCAAAAAGCGTCTAATTAATAAGCAGTACCTAATAATAGCTAGAGGCGCAGCAAAGTCAATGTACGTATCCTTGATACAAAACTTCTTTCTAAATGTGGATTCTTCTACTACTCATCAGATAACGACAGCGCCAACGATGAAGCAAGCAGACGAAGTTATGTCTCCTATTAGAACCTCTATAGTTAGAGCTAGAGGGCCACTATTTCAGTTCTTAACAGAAGGATCACTACAAAATACGACAGGATCAAAAGCAAACAGAGTTAAATTAGCCTCAACAAAGAAAGGTATTGAGAATTTTTTAACTGGATCTTTGCTAGAAATTCGTCCCATGTCAATTGACAAACTTCAAGGTCTTAGACCTAGAATTTCTGGAGTTGATGAGTGGCTTTCGGGAGACATTCGTGAGGATGTAGTTGGTGCGATTGAGCAAGGAGCTTCTAAGTTAGATGATTATTTGATTATCGCTGTTAGCTCTGAAGGAACCGTCCGTAATGGTAGTGGTGATACAATTAAAATGGAACTACTTGACATTTTAAAAGGTGATTATATAAATCCACATGTATCTATTTGGTATTATCGTTTGGATGATGTCGAAGAAGTGGCAAATCCCGAGATGTGGTTGAAGGCAAATCCGAATATTGGAAAGACGGTGACTTATGAGACTTATCAACTTGATGTTGAACGAGCCCAAAATGCTCCCGCTTCTCGTAATGATATTTTGGCTAAGCGTTTTGGTATTCCTATGGAGGGTTATACCTACTTCTTCACCTATGAAGAAACTATTCCTGGTCGTAAACGGGATTACTGGGGTCTACCCTGTGCTCTTGGATTTGATCTTTCTCAGGGAGACGACTTTTGCGCATTTGACTTTCTCTTTCCTTTATCTACTGGTCGTTTTGGTGTTAAAGTTAGATCATATATCTCATCAAAGACACTAATGAAATTGCCGGGAGCTATGAGGTCTAAGTATGAAACATTTCTAAATGAAGGAACACTTCAAGTTATGGATGGAACCGTTCTTGATATGATGGATGTTTATGACGATTTAGAAAGACACATAGAAGAAATGAAATACGATGTTAGAGCGGTTGGATACGATCCATATAATGCAAAAGAATTCATACAAAGATGGGAATTAGAGAACGGAACACATGCTATTGAAAAAGTGATTCAAGGAGTTAAATCTGAATCGGTTCCTTTGGGTGAATTAAAGAAACTCTCGGAAGAGAAACTAATAGAATTTGACGAGGAACTTTTATCATTTTCTATGGGTAATTGTATTACTATAGAAGATACGAATGGTAACAGAAAACTTTTAAAAAGACGTTACGATCAGAAGATCGATAATGTTTCTGCTATGATGGATGCATACATAGCATACAAAATATATAAAGAAGATTTTGAATAGGAGGTTGCATGTGAAAAATACAATTATTCAAAGATTGCAATCTGCTTGGAATGTTTTTCTTGATAGAAATCCTCTAGACGAAGTAAGAAACGTTGGGGGAGCAGCATATTCTCTTCCTAATCATAGGACTAGGTTTCAGCGTGGAGGGAATGAAAAATCTATTGTTGGTGCTATTTATAATAGATGTTCAATAGATGTTGCCGCCACAAATATTCGTCATGTTAGAACAAATCAAGATGGAATTTATCTGGAAACAATCAATTCTGGTCTAAATAATTGTCTTAGTACAGAAGCAAACATAGATCAAACAGGAAGATCGTTTATACAAGATGTTGTTATTTCTATGTTTGACGAAGGAGTGGTTGCTATAGTTCCGACAGATACTTCTGTTAGTCTTGTTAATGAGAATTCGTTTGATATTTTAACTTTAAGAACAGCAAGAATTATTCAATGGTATCCAGCTCATGTTCGACTTCTTATTTATAATGACAATCGTGGTGAGAAGGAAGAAATCACACTTCCCAAGTCAAAGGTTGCTATAATAGAGAATCCTTTATACGCAGTAATGAACGAAAGAAATTCAATCCTTCAAAGATTGATTTCAAAATTGAATTTATTGGATGCTATCGATGAAGCTAGTGGTTCTGGGAAATTGGATATAATTATTCAATTACCTTATACAGTTAAATCGGAAACAAGAAAGAAACAAGCAGAAGATAGAAGGAAAACCATTGAAGATCAACTTGTTGGTTCTAAATATGGTATTGCCTATGCGGATGCAACAGAACGAATAACACAACTTAATCGTCCAGCAGAAAATCAACTAATGGAACGAATTGAATATTTAACGAGAATGCTATATAGCCAGTTAGGTATTAGTGAAGCGATATTAGATGGAACTGCTGACGAAAAAGAGCTTCTTAATTATTATAATAGAACAATAGAACCAATAACGTCTTCTATTACTGAAGAAATGTCTAGAAAATTTCTAACCAAAACAGCTAGAACACAGGGTCAGAAAATAAAACATTTTAGAAACATATTCAGTATTGTAACACCAGAAAGACTTGCTGATTTGGCGGACAAATTGACTCGTAATGAAATTGCATCTCCAAACGATATGCGAGCAGTTATTGGTTGGACTCCAAGTACTGATCCAGAAGCAGATCAACTTAGGAATAGAAACATAAGTCAACCTCAGCCAGAAGGATTAGATGTAACTGGAGAGTTCGACAAAGCTAAACAGAAAAACGATAAGGAGATTCAAAATGGCAGATGATAAGAAGTATGATTTTAGCGGATACGCTACTAAATACGATCTACTCTGTGCCGACGGCCGAACAATTGCAAAAAATGCTTTTAAACATATGGATGGAATTAAAGTTCCTCTTGTGTGGCAGCATTTGCATGATGATCCATCAAACATTCTTGGTTATGCCATTCTCGAACATCGAGAAGATGGCGTGTTTGTTTATGGAACTTTTAACCAAACCGGCCCAGGAAAACAGGCAAAAATGTTGGTAGAGCACAGAGATGTTGATGCTCTTTCGATTTATGCCAACAAACTAAAAGAAGCAAAGAAACTTGTACACGAAGGAAACATTCGTGAAGTTAGTTTGGTTTTGTCGGGTTCTAATCCTGGAGCTCTAATTTCACAAGTTTCTTTGAGTCATGCAGATGGAACCGAGACAGAATCGGAAGATGAAGTAATTATTTATAGTGGCATTCCTCTTGAGGGCCGAGAAGAGGAAGTTCAACAAAACACTGAAGAAGTGGTTGAACACGCCGAAGGGGAAGAGAAAACGGTCAAAGATGTTATTGATAGTTTAGACGAGACACAAAAGAAAGTTGTTTATGCTCTTATTGCCGCCGCGGCAGGAGACTCAGAAGAAATACAACAATCCAATTCCGAAGGAGAAACGTTCATGAAGAAAAATGTATTTGATAATGAAGACGAAGGGAAAACATTGACTCACGATCAGTTGCGTGAATTTGCTGGCGCGGTGTTTGCTGATATGACGAACAATCGTTCCACCTTCAAGGAAGCATTTGTAGCTCATGCCGGTACTTATGGTATTGGTAGTGATCGAACCAATCTTGCTTTCCTATTCCCAGATGCCCATATGATTGATAATGAGCCTGGGTTTGAAACTCGCCGAATGAGTTGGGTTGATGGCTGGATGAGCGCAACCAAGCATAGCCCATTCTCAAGGCTGAAGAAAGTCTGGGCAGATTTGACTCCTGATGCCGCTCGTGCCAAGGGTTATATTACTGGTAACGAGAAGGTTGAACAGGTGTTTGCTTTGCTCAAGCGCACAACCGAACCTACAACGATCTATAAGAAACAGCGTCTCGATCGTGATGATATTGTTGATATCACAGATTTCGATGTTGTAGCTTGGATGTGGCGTGAAATGCGATTCATGTTGAACGAGGAAGTTGCTCGTGCAGCTCTAGTTGGTGATGGTCGTACGTTTGGTACTGATGATGATGCAATTGATCCCTCTAAGATTCGTCCTATCTTTGGTGACGAACCTTTGTTTGTTCATTATTTGACTCTCGAAGCTTCTGATACTGATTATTTGGATATCATCGATGCGATTCAGATGGCTCGCGTTAACTATAAAGGAACTGGTACGCCTAATCTCTATACAACGAATGCTGTGTTGACAGGTATGTTGCTCCTACGCGATACGACCGATCGTCGCATTTATAAGTCAGTTGCAGAACTGGCTTCTGATCTGCGCGTTGCTGAGATCATTGAAGTGGAAGTTCTTGAGGGTGTCCAGCGCACCGTTGATGATGTTGTCGATTACGACACAGATCTCTTGGGTATCATAGTTAATCCTCGTGATTATACTTATGGCAGCGATAAGGGTGGTCAAATTACCACGTTCGATGATTTTGACATCGACTTCAACCAGTACAAGTATCTGATCGAAACTCGTCTGTCTGGTTCCTTGCTCAATCCCAAGAGTGCTTTGGTTATCGAGCGCAAGACCGCTTAATAGTAAGGAAAATTCAAAATGGCAAGGTTTCATGGAAAAATCGGTTACTCAATCAGTGAAGAAACAGCTCCTGGTGTTTGGACCGATACTATATCCGAACGCGAATATTATGGAGACGTGATCAGAGAGACAAGACAATGGAGAGAACGATCACAGGTTAATGATGATCTAACTGTTTCTAATAGAATAAGTGTTGTTGCTGATACCTTTGCCAATGAGAACTTCTCGGCTATGAAATATCTAATATGGTCTGGTATTTATTGGAAAATTTCTCAAGTAGAAATTCAAATGCCCAGACTTATATTAAGTCTTGGAGGTGTCTATCATGGGAACAAGGCTTGATCTTCAAACCCTTTTAGAAAATCTTCTTGGAACGAATAATGTTTATTTTCAACCACCTCCAGGACATTTAATGTCTTATCCCTGTATTGTTTATAATAGGAGTAATATTCGTTCTGATCATGCCGATAATAGTCCTTATATTCACGATAAAGAATATTCGTTAACAGTGATCGATGCAAATCCAGACAGCGTTATTCCTGATGCAATATCAAAACTTCCTCGTTGTAGTTTTGACAGGCATTTCGTGTCTGAAAATCTAAATCATGATGTTTTTAACATCTTATTCTAGGAGAAACTATGGCTAACTTACTCGTTTGGGATGATGTTGGTGAGAAAATCTACGAAACAGGTGTAGATCATGGCGTTTATTATGCTCAACTCCCCGACGGAACATATCCCGATGGTGTTGTTTGGAATGGTTTGGTTTCTGTAACTGAAAGTCCAACAGGAGCAGAACCTAATCCTCAATTTGCTGACAACATCAAATATTTGAATTTGCTTTCCGCTGAAGAATTTGGTGGAACGATTGAAGCATTTACATATCCTGATGAATTTGCTCTTTCTGATGGTTCCAAGGAACCTGAAGTTGGTGTAATGATTGGTCAACAGGCTCGTGTTCCATTTGGTTTGTGTTATCGAACCATTATTGGTAACGACTCCTCTGGACAGGATTATGGATATAAGCTTCACATTATCTATGGTTGTTTGGTTTCACCCTCAGAAAGGGCTTATCAAACAATCAATGAATCCCCAGAAGCTATTACTTTTAGTTGGGCATTTACTACGACTCCTGTTCCTGTAACTGGATTCAAACCAACTGCTTCGCTTGTTATTGATTCAACAAAAGCTGATCCAACCAATCTTGCTGCGTTGGAAGTAATTCTGTATGGTAATACTACGGGTCCTGTTCAACCGCGACTTCCTCTTCCTGATGAAATCATCACGTTGATGGCTCCGTAATAGAAAAGCATTTTATAGTAATAAAAGGGCCTGTCTTAATTGATGGGCCCTTATTTATCTTGATTAGGAGATTAAAATGTTAAAGAAAACAATCACTTACAAGGATTATTCTGGTTTGGAAAGAAAAGAAGATTTCTATTTCAATCTAAGCAAATCCGAAATTACTGAGATGGAACTTTCGATTGAAGGCGGTTTGCAAAATAAAATGGAAAGACTCATATCAGAGCAAAATGGGGGAGAAATTATTAGAGTAATTAAAGATATTATTTTAAGATCTTATGGTCAAAAATCTGAAGACGGTCGAAGATTTATTAAAGGGGAAGAAATATCAAAAGCTTTTTCTGAAACACCTGCTTATGATCAATTGTTTATGAGTTTGGTTACCGATGCAGAAGAAGCAGCAAATTTTATAAAAGGAATCGTTCCTGAGGATTTATCTGGAAAATAAAAATGGATGGCTAGAGAATGCTAAAAATAATATTACCTCCAAAAGAATTATATAATGAAGAAAAAGAAGAATTCTTTTATATGAAAGAACAAGAAATACAATTAGAGCATTCTCTAGTCTCCGTTTCTAAATGGGAAGCAAAATGGTGTAAACCGTTTTTAGATAAAAAAAATAAAACGGATGAAGAAACTATAGATTATATAAAAGCCATGACAATATCTCAAAATTTAAATCCTATAGTTTATTTTCAACTGAACAAAAAAATTATGGATGAAATAGCGGACTATATTAATGCTCCAATGACCGCAACCATAATCAAAGAAAGTAAAGAAAAATCTAGAGAGATTATTACATCCGAAATTATATATTATTGGATGATTTCATTCAACATTCCATTTGAATGTCAAAAATGGCATTTAAATAGATTATTAACTTTAATTAATGTATGTAGTATTAAAAATCAACCAGCTAAAAAAATGTCAAAGAACGAAATTTTAAGAAGGAACAAAGCATTAAACGAAGCTCGAAAAGCCAAACTCGGTACTAGAGGATAGGAGGATGCATTGATTACATTTAAAATATCTGGTGATTTTTCCAAAACAGAAAGTTTTCTAAGAAGAAAATATAATATAAAATCAATACTTGATAGATATGGTTCTTTGGGGGTTCAAGCTTTAAAAACAAACACTCCATTAGATACTGGAGAAACAGCAGAAGCTTGGAAATACGAAATAATAAAGGATAATAGAGGATACAAACTTATTTGGACTAACGATCATATTGTAAATGGTATTCCTGTTGTTATACTATTACAATATGGACACGGGACAACAGGAGGAACTTTTGTAGAGGGGAGAGACTTTATAAACCCTGCAATGAAACCTATATTTGAAAAGATTTCAGAGGAATTATGGAAGGAGATTAACGGATAATGAGTCAAACTATAGATAAAAAAATAGTTGAAATGCAGTTTGAAAATGCAAAGTTTGAAGCAAACGTTGGTCATACTTTAAGCTCCCTTGATAAGTTAAAAAAGAGTTTAAGTTTCGAGGGGTTAGGTAAAGGGTTTGCTAATATAAATGCAGAAGCAAAAAAAGTAACATTAAGTAGTATATCTGATGCTGCTGATCATGTAGCTAACAGATTCTCTATTATGGGTGTTGTGGCTATTACAACTTTAGTAAACATAGTTAATTCTGCTATACAAACAGGAACCAGATTAGCTAAAGCCCTTACAATAGATCCAATAAAAACGGGTTTAGATGAGTATGAAATTAAACTAAATAGCATACAAACAATCTTAGCGAATACACAAAAAGAAGGTACTACTCTCGATATTGTAACGGATGCTTTAAATCAACTAAACGATTATTCAGATAAAACTATTTATAATTTTCAACAAATGACACGAAACGTTGGTACATTTACTGCTGCTGGTGTCAAATTAGATGTCTCAGTGGCAGCCATTAAAGGTATTGCTAATTTAGCTGCGGTATCTGGTTCCAATGCAGAACAAGCTAGTACAGCAATGTATCAATTGTCTCAGGCCCTGGCATCAGGAACAGTCAAATTAATGGACTGGAATTCTGTTGTTAATGCTGGTATGGGTGGTCAAGTATTCCAAGAAGCATTAAAAGAAACGGCTCGTCTTCATGGTGTTGCAATTGATCAAATGATTGAAGAAGAAGGTAGTTTTAGAGAAACCCTACAAAAAGGTTGGTTAACAAGTGAGGTTTTAACAGAAACCCTTCAGAAATTTACTGGTGACTTAAATGAAGATCAACTTAGAACTATGGGTTACACACAAGACCAAATAGCTTCTATTATTAAAATGGGACAAACAGCCAACGATGCTGCAACTAAAGTAAAAACGTTTAGTCAATTATTTGATACTTTAAGAGAAGCAGCACAATCTGGTTGGGCCCAAACATGGGAAATTATTATTGGTGATTTCGAAGAAGCCAAATCGTTCCTTACTGAGTTAAATAATTGGTTTGGTTCTATTTTAGGAGCTTCTGCGGATGCTAGAAATAAAGTTTTACAAGGTTGGAAAGATCTTGGCGGTCGAACCGAAATGATTAAAGCTTTTCAAAATGCACTTAATAGCATCGTTGCTATTGTAAATCCAATAAAAGAAGCATTCAGAGAAGTCTTTCCTCCCGTTACAGCTCAAAGATTATTTGAAATAACAAAAGGCGTTGCAGAGCTTACTGAAAGATTCAAAATGGCATTAGAGAAAACAGATGTAGTCAAAAGAGTATTTAAAGGAATCTTTGCTTTGTTTGATATTGGACGTATGGCTGTTGTTGAAATAGCTAAAGCTTTGTTTGGTCTATCTGGATCTGTAGGATCTATAGGGAGTAATATTGGAGAATTTGCTGCCAAGATTGGAGATTTTGTTGTTGATCTTAGAGATGGTGCAAAAGAATCAAATTTCTTTGGAAAAGCTTTAGAAACAATTAAAAAGATTATAACTCCAGTAGCAAAAGGAATTGCTTCTTTCTTTGCAGCTATAATAGGTGGATTTTCTTTTCTTAAAAAAGTAAATGTTGCTGATGCCTTTAGTTCTTTTGAAGGTTTAGCTCAGAGAATATCTCCAATAAATAAAATTTCTAAATTAATAGGAAATTTAGGTATTTTTATTGGAACCTTTGTTAAAAAGTTTGGCCCTCCTTTTATTAAATTCTTGGGAGATTCTGTTGACTTTCTTTCTAATTTTGTAGAAAAAGCAACCGAAGTAATAGAAAAAATAGACTTAAAGAATCTAATAGCTATTGCTTCTGGTGGTATATTTGCTGCTATTTTACTTGAAATAAAGAAATTTGTTGGCAAAGGCGGAGACATTTTAGAGTCCATAGCAGGAATATTTGATGGAGTTAAAGAAAGTTTAACCGTTTGGCAAACATCTTTAAAGTCTGATATTCTATTAAAGATTGCTGCGGCTATAGGCATCATAGCTTTGTCTTTACTTGCATTATCTACAATAGATCAAGAAAAATTAGTTGGTGCTTTGGCTGCTATTACTGTTTCTTTTGGAGAATTGGTTGGAGCTTTATTAATCTTAACTAAACAAACTTTTGAGTTTGGAAAATTGACAGTAATAACCCTTGGTTTAATTGGTATTTCAACGGCATTGCTAATTTTCTCAGGGGCAGCAAAACAATTCCAAAATATTGATATGAAGGCTTTATTTTCTATGGCTCTCGCATTGGGTATCTTGGGATTAGCAATCAAAGCAATGCCAACAAAAGTAATTGAAGCTGGACTAGAACTATTGGTAATAGCAGAAGCTCTTGTTATTTTATCTAAGGCTCTAAATAGTCTTGGTGGTTTGAGTTTGGAGCAAATAGGAAACGCTGTAATTGCGATAGCAGGAAGTCTTTTGGTTCTTAGTGTTGGTTTAGCTGCTATGAGTGGAAGTATTTCTGGATCTTTGGCTTTGGGTGCAGCAGCAGTAGGTTTATTGTTATTAGCTCCAGCTTTGAAATCTTTGGGATCGATGTCTTGGGAAGCCATAGGAAAAGGTATATTAGTTATAGCAGGAGTTATTACTGTGTTGGGAATTGCTGGAGCGGTTATGACCCCAGTTGTTCCAACCTTGGTAGCTTTAGCAGTAGCAATAGGATTGATTGGTGTTGCTGCTTTGGCTGCTGGTGTTGGAATGTTAGCTTTTTCCACTGGTTTAGCAGCTTTAGCAGCTATTGGTACAATAGGTATAGGAACGTTAACCCTTCTTATTACAGCTATGTTAACCCTGTTACCTTTATTCGCAACTCAATTAGGAAATGCTTTAACTAACTTTATAGTAGCGATATCAGAGAATACAGTGGAAATACAAGGAGCTATGTTGAAAATGATATTGTCCTTGTTAGATGCCTTTTCACAAGCTATTCCTAAATTGGTAGACACAATCTCTTTATTTATTCTCCAACTTATATTTGCTTTGAGAAAGAGTTTTCCAAGCATAATACAAGCTGGATATGATTTAATAGCAACTTTCTTAAAGGCCATTCGAGACAACATAGATAAAATTGTACCTATAGCTATTGATATTGTTATTAAATATATAAATGCTGTGAAGCAAAAATTACCTGCTTTGGCTCAGGCTGGTTTTGAATTGATTATAGGATTTATTGATGCTATGGCTCAGGCAGCAGAGAAAAATATTCCAACACTTATGCTATCTTTAAATAAACTTGGTGTTGCTATAGTCAAAGGTGTGGTTAAAGGTATATTAGATTCTCGTTCGAACGTTATAAACGAGATTAAGAATCTAGCCTTAAATATTTTACAAACCTTTAAAGAAACATTAGGAATAAGTTCCCCCGCTAAGGAAATGTATGATGCTAGCAAATTTATTACCTTGGGTATTTCAAAAAGCATTAAAGATAATGCTAACATAGCATATTCTCAAATTAAAGAATTCGGAAAAGGCATTATATCGAACTTTAGTTCTGCTATTTCTGGAATATCAGATTCAATTAATTCTGAAATTGATTTGGCTCCAACAATACGTCCGGTAATTGATCTCACAGACATAGAAAACGGAGGATCACAAATAGATAATATATTTGGTGGTAAAAAATTGAATTTAGCTGTTTCTTCTATAAAAGCTTCTAATATTTCTACGGGAGGACAGACTGCTTCTGATTCTTCTTCAACAGATCAAGGAAAACAACCACCAACTATATCTTACACACAAATCAACAATTCACCAAAGGCTTTGTCTAGGATAGAAATATATAGACAGACGAAAAATCAATTATCTATTGGAAAGGACTTGGTAGGTGCTCAATGATACAATCAGTAAAAATCACGAATCCATTGTCTGAATCCATAATATTCGAATTAAAGAACCCTGCTCCGTCGGGGTTCTTTATTCGGGGGATTGATGGTTTGGGCCCAGCAAAGGCAACAATAAATACCACAGATTCTTTATCTTTAGATGGATCTGTGTTTAATTCATCAAGATTACAATCAAGAAATATTGTATTTAAATTGGGATTTCTTGAGAATCCGTCGATAGAGCATACAAGAAGAGAATCATATCGGTTTTTTCCAATAAAGAAATCCATAAATATAGAAATAGAAACCGACATAAGAACTTATAAAACATCTGGTTATATTGAATCTAATGAACCAGATATTTTCAGTAATGACGAAGGATCAGTTATCTCGGTTATTTGTCCTAATCCATATTTTTATGATCCATCAACAACAATTATTTTCTTTAGTCATGTTGAGGGCGGTTTTAAATTTCCATTTTCTAATGAATCTCTAACACAGAAACTTTTAATATTTAGTAATATTATTTCTGATCTAGAAACGGTTGTTACTTATCCTGGTGATTCAGACATAGGTATAGTTTTAAATATTCATGCTTCCGGCCCAGTTGTTAATTTTGAAATTTTTAATTTGACAACTGGACAAAACATGCGTATAGATCATGATATTCTTGTAAGCCTAACTGGATTTGGAATCATAACTGGAGATGATATTAGAATAACAACAATAAGAGGACAAAAGTCGATCATATTGATTAGAGATGGGAATGAAATAAATATTTTAAATGCCTTAAGTTCCGATTCAGAGTGGTTTACAGTTCAAAAAGGTGACAATACATTTTTCTATCAAGCTGATTCCGGTGCTAATAATGTTGATATTACTTTAGAATATCAAGTTGTATATGAGGGTATTTAAATGGAAATAACAGTATTAGACACAAACTTTTTCAAAGTTGATGTAATTGATGTTTTTAATTCTTTGATTTGGACCGATAGATATTCTATATGGGGAGATTTTGATTTTAAAAAAGAGGCTTCCATAGAGATAGCAAATTCTTTAAGAGAAGATTATTATTTACAACTAAAAGAATCCGAACACACAATGATTATTGAAACTATAACTCTTAAAACAGATATAGAAGAAGGAAATCAATTTATTGCAAGGGGAAGATCATTAGAATCCATCCTAGATAGAAGAATTATTTGGAATCAAACAACGTTAAATGGAAGTTTGCAAGATGGAATTAAAAAACTATTGAACGAAAACGCAATAATTCCAAGCGATGCTAATAGAAAAATATCAAATCTTATTTTTGAGACTTCAACAGATCCAAACGTTACTTCATTATCTGTGGATGAACAATTCAGAGGAGAAAATCTTTATGATGTTATTAGTGGTTTATGTACAAATTCTGGAATAGGATTTAAGATAACTCTAAATTCTGATAATAAATTTGTATTTAAACTGTATGCAGGAACCGATAGATCTTATGATCAAGTATCAAATCCGCACGTTGTTTTCTCTCCTAATTTTGATAATCTTTCTAATACTAATTATAATCATTCTAAAATACCTTATAAAACAGTCACTCTTGTTGGTGGAGAAGGAGAGGGATCTGCTAGAAAAACATATCAAGTTATTCTTTCTGGTGGTGAAACAGAATTAAATCGTAGAGAAATATTTACAGATGCAAGAGACATTTCTAGTCTTGTTGGTGGTGTAACCATATCCGATGCTGAATATAATACTCTTTTAGCAAATAGAGGTCTTTTGAATTTAATAGAAAATTCTCAAAGTTCTTCTTTTGAAGGAAAAGTAGATCCTACAACAACATATTTATATGGAACACATTTCTTTATGGGGGATATAGTTCAAATAGAGAATGAATATGGAATTCAAGGAAAATCGAGAATAACAGAACTAATAATTTCTCAAGATTTGTCGGGATCTGATATATTTCCCACATTTGAAATGATAGAATAAAGGAGAACAAATATGACTGTAACTTACGGGTTTTATAATTCCGTTTCAAACGATCGTACGTACGATGCTATTCAAATGTCAAGTATATTTGATGGTATTATAACAGATGGAGTTTTTGAGTTTGTTGGGGATGCTCTAGAACCAATTAACGGAACTGGAATGCAAGTTATCGTTAAAGACGGAAGGGCTTGGTTTGATCATACATGGACACTAAACGACGCAGATTTGGCTTTAGCTATTGCCGCTTCGGATCTTGTAAATCCAAGAATAGATACTGTTGTTTTAGAAGTAAATGCTTCAAATGGTGTCCGAGCAAATTCAATAAAAGTAATTACTGGAGTAGCAGCAGCAGTTCCATCAGAACCAACACTAATAAATACATCTGAAGTTCATCAACACCCAATTGCGCATGTTTATGTAGCAGCAGGAGTTACATCTATTATTCTTGCTAATGTGACTGATTTGAGGGGAACAGTAGATTGTCCTTTTACCACTGTTCCATCAGCCAATAATCCTGGTGGTCAAGCTGCTGATGTTTTAGAAGTTCAAGTATTTCTATAAGGAGTAATCAAAATGGCAGGATATACTAAAAAACAACTATCTGGTTCTACCAACGGTAAACAAATTAAAGTTGCAGCCACGGCAAGCCCAGGAACTCTTATTCATACAGCAGTTTCTGGAATTGTGGATTTTGATGAGGTCTGGCTTTATGTAACAAATAATCATACAGCAAACCTTGCCATTACAGTTCAACTTGGTGGAACAACTAGTCCTGATGATCTAATACAGCTTACTGTCCCCTTTAAGAGTGGACTATATTTGGTGGTTCCTGGTATTCCACTAAATAACGGTCAAATAGTTAGGGTCTTTGCTGCTTCTGCGAATCTAATCAGTGTTTCTGGTTGGGTTAATAGGATAACAGCGTGAGTGTAGGAACCTTAAAAAGAGGAGTCACTAGAGAACCAGGTCAAATAGATGATGTTCTTCAAGCTATTAATACCTACACAATAGATTATTTAATTGTTGCTGGAGGAGGCGGTGGAAATATAGGTGCTTATCACGGTCAAGAACCAGATATATCTAATGGTGGAGGTGGTGGGGGCGGTGGAGGAGTTCTTTCTGGAACCGGATATACTATAACCATTGGCAATGTATACAACATTGTTGTGGGCGCTGGTGGAGCAATTGGACAACAGGGAGGCAATTCTAGTTTTTCCGGAAATACAGCTCTAGGAGGGGGTAGAGCTACTGCCTTTGGAGATGGTGTATCTGGTGGATCTGGTGCTGGTGGCGCTGTACAACAGAATGACGTTGAGAGGAATGGTGGTGCTGGCACCGTCGGACAAGGAAACAATGGAGCAAGAGGAGAAAACGATCCAACTGGTGGTTGGAGTATGGCTCTTGGTGGGGGTGGTGGGGGTGGTGGAGGAGCAGGAGCGATAGGTGTGGTAGCTAATAAAAGAGGTGGTGCTGGAGGAGCAGCTTTTGCTTCTAGTATTACTGGAGCTGCCCTTTTCTATGGTGGGGGTGGTGGAGGCGGTGCTAGTACACACGTGTTTGCTGGAGCTCCAGAAACCCTTCCTGGTGTGGGTGGTAATGGTGTAGGTGGTAATGGTGCTTATAGTTCGGGAACTAATGGTGTTGCTGCTACTAATGGTTTAGCTAACACTGGAGGAGGAGGCGGTGGGGGTGCTGGTGCCGGTGGATCTGGGGTTGTTATATTGAGAATTCCAACAGCTAATTATTCAGGTATAGTTACTGGATCTCCTGTTGTTACAACAGACGGAGCTTTCAAAGTTGTTAAATTTACAGGCAATGGTAGTTATACTGCTTAGGAGGTAATATGAAAAAAGGATTACCACACCCAAGAAATCCAGGACAAATAGATACCTTTTTGCAAAGAGCTAATTATGAAGCTAATACAGTATCTCTATTGCATTTTAATAGTAGTGTAGATAATTCAATTAATATTTATGATGAAATTGCAGATAAAGTTTGGAGTGTTTTTGGTGATTCAAAAATTAAAACAGATCAATTTGTATTTGGTGGTTCTTCGGGTAGATTCGATGGAACAGGAGATTATATTCAAGCTGAAACCAATGGAGATTTTATATTTGGAACGGGAGATTTTACTATAGATTTTCGCATTAGATTTAGTTCTCTCCCAGCAGCTAGTACTCTTCTTGTTGATTTTAGAGAGAGTTCAAACGGTCTTTTCCCCACAATATTTGTTGATTCCACTGGTAAATTAATATATTTTACAAATAGTTCTAATAGAATAACAGGAACCACAACCTTAGTTACAAATACTTGGTATCATATTGCCGTAGCTAGGAGTGGTACGAGCACAAAAGCTTTTCTCAATGGTACTCAAGAAGGATCAACATATACCGACAGTAATAATTATAGTGCTGGAACTAATAGACCGGTTGTAGCAGCCAGAGGATTAACTCCTGTAACTTTCTATTTAAATGGATGGATTGATGAGTTGAGATTTATGAAAGGTGTTGCTGCATGGACATCTAATTTTACACCCCCAGCAAGTGAGTATGCACCTGTGTAAGGAGAAAACACATGATAAAATGGGTTAATAGATTTGCTCCTCTATATTCAAATGTAAAATCTAGACATAAATTCTGTGATATACCATCAGGAACTCTTGTTAGAGAAACGGGTCGTACGGAAGGTACATACTTAGAAGTTATATATGTTGCATCTAAAACAGTATTTACTGGATGGATTCATATGGATGATGTGGAAGATTATGTTAGAAATTACGCAACCAACGTTGTAACCATAGAAAATCAAACTCCCGATTTAACAGATTTTGAACAGTATATTATTTGGAAATCTGTTAAACAAATAAATATGTGTGGGGAGTTATGTGTAGCTAACGTTTTAGGTATTAGCTTGGGAACTCTATTATCTCGTTGGGAAGTTAAAGAACCTAATTTCTTTAAGAGAGTTTTTGGAAGTAGTGGGGTTGCCAGAGGAACAAGCGAATCAGAACTTTCAGAAATGTTTACTCTTTTTGATCGGGAATCCGAATCGTTAAAAATTTCCCTTTATCAAAGCCATATTAATAGAGCAAGATACACAATAAAAGGTTTAAATAATCTTTTAAAAAAGGGTTCTGTAATTATGAGTGTTCATATTGATAAATATACTGGATTAATAAAGAATTCTGGGGTTTTACATTGGATTGGACTAAAAACAATATTAGCAGAAAGAAATGGACAAGGTTTTGTTACATTCTATAATCCAGCCATGAATTGTATTGAAAGTTCTTCTTGGAATGAACTTATGGCATCTTCTGGAACCAATCCCTATGGAATTTTTGTTCCAGATATAAAAGGAGAACCACTCATAATTCCACAAGAGGTAAAATGGGTAGAAAACAGAGCCTAAAAACGGAAAAGGAGAGATTATAAATATGGACATTATAGTTCAAATTATTATTCCTCTTGCTATCGGTATATTAGCTTCTTCTGGGTTTTGGCTTTGGTTAGAAAATAAAAGTAAAACAAGATCCTTTCAAACGGAGTTATTAATTGGACTTGCCCATGATCGAATTGTGTATTTGGGTATGAGTTATATTCAAAGAGGATGGATAAATCAGGATGAATATGAAAATCTACACAACTATCTTTATAAACCTTATGACAAGTTGGGAGGTAACGGTTCGGCAAGAAGAATAATGCAAGAAGTCGACAAATTACCAATAAGAACGTTTTCAGACTTTAAACAAGGAGAAAATAAAGCATGAATTTCAGACTTTCAGAAAAAACATATGATTTGTTAAGATGGATCACTTTGGTCCTTCTTCCTGCACTATCAACTCTATATTTGGCTCTATCAACAGTATGGTCTTTACCGTATGCAAATGAGGTTGTCTCTACAGTAGCTGCTATTGTTACTTTTCTTGGTGCTTTGCTTGGTATTTCCACAGCACAATATCGAGAACAATTTCCTTCTTTCTTCAAACGTGCAGTTTTTGAAGCAAATTGGGTTCTTAGTAATGAAGCGTATGACACACTAAAATGGATCACACAAATTGCTCTTCCAGCTTTAGCAACTTTATATTTTACAATTGCTGGTGTCTGGATGCTTCCATATTCAGATCAGGTTGTTGCCACAATTATGGCTATTGTTACGTTCCTTGGCGCGGTTCTTCAGTTCAGCACTTCACAATTTAATAAAGCATATATGGAAACAAACCGTCCACGATAATTAGTTTCGCAGCGTCTACATATCCTATAATGAAGAACCAATCTTTTAAAAGGAGTATACGATGGATACCACTAAAGAACGATTTACGATCGAACGAGAGATTGAGCGCGTTTTAGAACAAATGAATACAATGGATATAGAATCCGACGAGTATGCTAAATCAGTTGAACGATTGAAAGTCTTATATGAGGCTAGAGGAGTTAAATCTCCGAAAGAGCTAAGTATGGACACAATTATAACTGTGACAGCAAATCTAGTAGGAATTCTATTGGTATTGAATTTCGAGAAGCTAAACGTGATCACCTCAAAAGCATTCACAATCGCTACTGGACGGGGAAACAGGTAACAACTATAAAAAGTAAGGTTTTAGAAAAGAGAGTCCTAAACATGGATTCTCTTTTTTTCTTCAAAAATTTCCCCGGGAGGTATTTTCCTAAAAACAGTCGCAAAAATTGCACCCCCTATAATGAGAGATATGCGATCAACGCGATTGTAATGTAGTAGGGACTACATCTAGTGATGAATAGACATAAGAAACCAACAGACGGTACGCTCATCTATCTCTTATTTATTTTTCTCGCAAAAATTACAAGGGATATAACGAAAGGAGACTAAAATGCCATCTGGAAGTTTAGAACCCAAAAAGAAGAAAAAGACCAAGTGATTGGTCCTTTCTTTTTCTCGCAAAATTTGCACACATTATAATGAAGAGTATATGAGAGTGTGACGCTTAGTAGTCATACATCCGCGCAATCGGAAAATCTTATACTCTTCGCTTTTTTGTTGTCTAACGGCTTAGACTGATGATGAAACACATGATAAATGACAAAAAGAATTAGCCTAGCTAGAGGAAATGTTCGTCCCTAAGGCTAGGGATGAATATAAGTTAATTCTATAAATCATTAGCCGTCCTAGCGGAAAGCGCCCTTTGTGACTCTTTAAGGGAACATCGCCTTGGCGCCCATTGGTTTAAGCCGTTAGACAACAAAACCAAATATATTTCTTGAAAGGAGAAAATTGAAATGTCAGTCTATATTAATTTAATCTCAGCTCTAGAAAGGGGAAATGCACAACTCATAGATCTTCTTGCCTGTCAGATTTTCTTAGATGAAAAAGGAAATCCACGATTGGATCAAATACAGGATTTTATTAATCAATATCCCGAGATCAAAAACTATACTACTTTTGTATCTGAAATATCTAGTTATGTAGGTACAATCGTATACAAAAAACAAAGATATTACTATTCTCCTTTTATTGGAGGGCGATAACATGGAACTAAATAACTTACAACTCATTTTTGTCACTATTGGCGTTCCCTTCAGTCGAATTCCAATAATGCAAAAGGTCATGACTTATGTAGATACTGAGGGGGGAGAAACACCGGTTCAGGCAGCCAAGAAATTAAGAAAGTTGGTTGCTGACAATATTGAAAATCATGGCTTTGTTCGAGGAACTAATTTCACACCATCTGAACTATATTATGAAGGATATGCCGCAGCAGAAAACAACATTCCATTCATTATGTCTGCCAACTCACCATCACTAAATAGTGCAGCTTAAGGAGATAAAATGAATCCACAATTCAAGATACCACAGCTCAGTATAAGGGGTTTGCAAGATGCTTTTAAACAACTAACATCTGCTTTATCAGTTCCTAAGAAAGCGGTTAAAGAAGAAAAGATTAAGGAGAAAAAGAAAACAAAAAAAGGAGCCACACATAAAGTAAATCCTGTGTTTCAATCCGTTCGTCTTTCCAAACTCACCCCAGCTCAATATCGTCGACAACATGTTGGTAATCCTCATCGATACGCTATAAAGATGAGGAAAGGAGTAAAAAAATATGAAAAATATTCCCAATCAGCAGTGTAAATATTGTATGAGGGAGATAACATTTGTGAATGGAAAATGGCTCACAGCAGCTCCAGAAGCGATCTTTCCTGAATATTGTGGAGCCCCATATCGTCCTTCCCAAAAGCACGAACCAAAAAAGGAGAACAGAAAAAGTGGATCAATCACTAATATCGAAGAACTTAAAAACGATTAGTCGATCTTTGTCCAAAAATTCGCCCACAATTCTAACCGCTTTGGGTGTTGCTGGTCTTGTAAGTACAGTTGCTTTAGCAATTCGAGCAACGCCTAAGGCTTTAGAAATTCTTGAAAGGGAAAAGGAATTTAGATACGAAGAATATGGTGATGAGCTACCAATTGAAATTGTAGATACGATACAGTTAACCTGGAGGGTATATTTACCAACTATTGGAATGGGAGCAGCAACCATATTCTGTATTATCGGAGCTAATAATATACAATTAAGACGTAATGCAGCACTAGCAAGCCTATTCTCGATAACAGAAGCAACCCTTAAAGAATATCAAGCAAAAGTTGTAGATACAATTGGAGAAGCTAAAGAAGAAAAAATTCGTGGAGAGATCGCTCAAGAAATGATCAATAAAGATCCTTCTGAGAATAAAACAATTATACTCACAGGAAAGGGAGACTATCTCTGTTATGATGCATTCTCTGGACGATATTTTCGTAGTGATATTGAAACTCTTCGAAGAAACGAAAACCAATTCAATCAAAAACTTCTTAGAGAGGGGTGGCTTAATATTAATGAGTTTTACTACGAGATAGGTTTAGACTCTATTGAACTTGGTGATGAAATGGGTTGGATTGCCGAGAGAAGTCTCATGGATCTTAAATTCACTACAAAAATTGGTACGAATGGAGAACCCTGTTTAATTATAGGATATTCAGTTTCTCCCCATCATATTTAAAGGAGACTAAAATATGCCTTTAGAGTTATATTGTAAATTAATTAGGGGAATGATGTTCCACTTTTACGATAACCCAACAAGGCATCTCATAAAATCAGACGACAATCATTACGTAGACCCCATAGGTCTTAAGAAAATTCATCCACACGTTGCTGTTATTAGCGAGGTGCCAAAAGCTTTAAACATAAAAAAAATGACTTACAAGAAAGAAGGAACCTAAGATGTTAGACGAACCTATAATCCAAAAGTTAGTTGAGGAACCAATCACTACAAAAAAGGTTCCTTGCATTACAACAGTCGACGAAAAACAATATGCGCAAGTTATTTATGATCTTGCTCTTGAACAGATGTTGAACGATCCATCTCTAGAAAACATTAAAAGATTCACTGAAGCAAATAAGAGATTGTTCGAAGTACAAGATAATTATCGAATAGCTTTGAGATTGCTGGCTGAAAGAGCAAAAGAACTTGCTTCTTCCAAATTTGGTCTCAAACATAACAAATAACTCGCACAAATTACAATTGCTATAATGAAACCAACAATCCACAAGGAGATAAAATGTTACAGAATATTAAATCCACAGTTGAATCGAGAGAGTTTCAAGCCGCCATTGCCAAGGGAGCAAACATGGTTATTACGCTGGTCGTAACGTCCGTAGTTAGCAATCTTGTCAGTCAAGGTCTTGATACCTTAAGTGAGAAGCTGCTGGACAAAATTCACGGACAAGAATCCGCTGGATAAGGAAAGAATGGGTTCATGGAAACATGGACCTTTCTTTTATTTCTTGAGAGGAGAATAATATGCCAGAAGATAAACCAGTTATTCAATGCAATAGAGGAGAGTTCATTCTCTTAAGAGTGTTTGCCAACTTACAAAATATTAAATTCGAGTACAAAACAGAGGGTCTTGGTATTTATACCGTTATTTGTCCGAACCAAGAAACTTATAGATTGTATTTGAATTTTCTTAAGGAGAATTACGATGATGAATAAAAACGGTCTTAATAAAAAAGAACGAACAAGAAATCAAGTAATGCTTCGTGGTCGAGGATGTCGTGTTCATAAAGGTGGCTATCCGAAACGAGGTAAAGGGAGAACAGCTCATGGTAGGCGTTAACATAGGTCTCACCAAGCTTCAAGCTTATCAAGCTCTTCTGGTTTGCCCGGACAGCTTTTTTAAAAATCTAATTGATAAATATAATGAAAATAAAGAAGAGTTAACAGAATCGGTTCGATTTGCTTTGGAAGCAATCGAAGCTATAGAGGAAGACTAAATAATGAGCAACGAACAATTAGCTGTTTTATTGCTCGGTTATTTAGAAAGGTTTCACAATGCAGCAGATGAATGTTGGTCTATGATGCCAGAAACAATGCGACAAAAAACACAAAATCTTTTCTCAGAACCAATAGAAACAATACCCGAGTTAGAACCTTTGTATCAACTTATCAATTCTATGAGAGATGAAATTTCTATTGTTACGGGAAAGAAAGGATATTAGCCATGGGAAAAAAAACTTCAACACCCAAAGGCGGAAATACTGGAACAACCAAAGGTCCAAAAAATCCACCCATCTCTCGACCTCGATAATAAATTTCTAAAGAAAGGAGAATCCACATGAATGCAACAAATAATACTCTTCTTGAGGTTTCCCGTTTTCCTGGCATCATTGATCTACCAATGAAAGTTCGAGCCTTATTTGCTAAGGCCTGGATGGCTGAAAACGAAGGAAAGATCGAAGAAGCCAACGAATTGCTTGAAAAAGCTGTTCAAGCTGAAAAAGAAAATCAATAGTAAGACTTGCGCGGCTAGACGGGTAAATAACTAGCTTGGCCGTCCTTGAGACGTGAGAATTATTGACTCAGTAAACTATGGTTTATGTGCTTGTTTGGTTTTTGATCATTCCTCCTTTTATCTCCTCCTGAGACCCACTTTATTCCTTTCTTTGGGTATGGAGTGCCATAAACATAGTCGGTTAACCGTGTCGGTGAGAAACCGGCCGCAAGATTATATATTCTCGGATGGCACCCGATTGAATGCCACGAATCTGCACAAGAATGCAGAAAGTTGACTGTGAGTCCAACATGGGTAACTCACGCTCTTATATATTTTGAAGAAAGGAGAATCACATGAATCAAACTTTGCAAACTCTTTGGAACAAAGCTGTCGAAAACAAAGCCCTTTTGATCAAGCTTGCTGGGGTAGCTGTCGGTGCCACAATCGGTGTCGCTGTTGCCTCAGTAATTGTCAATGCTCAGGAATCAATGCTCATCGAAGAGATGACTCTTAGTGTTGAAGAATAAACAATATCCCTGACTGAAAGGAGTTAGAATGTTTAACTATATTCTAGTTTTATTTTTACTGATCACAAGTTCGATATCTAAAATAGATTTACCCAATCATTCTATATATTACTCTCAGTCGGGGATTATCTATTGTAATAATGTAGAACCTTATAAAGGTTGTAGACATGAAATTGGTCATAAAATGGATTGGGATTTGGGGAATCCTTCCCAAACAATAGATTTTGCAATTGCTATAGAAGTTCAAAAACAGACAATGTGGAAAACTCTTAATTTGGATGGGTTAGCTGTTTTCATTAGTGTATATCCTGTTCAAACTCCTGTTGAACTTTATGCAGCTATATACACGTATACCAATGGTGATATTTCAAAACTCCCCGAATCACTTCAAAAGTTTTATACGGACGATCCATCATATTTGGACTTATATGACTGTCTTGACAATCCAGGTTTCAATATTTGTGATGGCAAATCAATATCTCTTCTAGTTAAAGGATAAAAATGTATAATCTACAAAATTCTTTACTGATTGTTTTGATTCTTTCTGTGTTAGGCTTCTGTTACTTGGGAATATTTAGAGTCCCTTTTAAAGAAGCGATTAAAGCTGTTTTAGTAAACGATGTTCTTTGGATCGTTTTTCTTTTATCGGTATTCTCTTTTTTGAGGTGAAAATGGATGTTCTTTTAATATTTAGTTTTATTCTCATTGGAGCCTTTATTCTAATGATTCTTCTTGGTATATCTCCTGCTATTGCTGGTCAAATTGTATTCTTTACAGCGATTTTGTTTATAGTATTGGCTATTCTATTTAAGTAGAATTAATATGAAAACAAAAGAACTCATAGAAAAAGCTAGTTGGCTAAGCATATTTGCTTTATGTTGGATGTTCATATTAGAAGCCGTTCCAAATGTGACCATCGCAATCGTTTGTTTAGTATTTTTCTTCTTGGTCGTTATATTTTGTGCCGTACTAAGCAAGGAAAATCCTCCACCACAGTAGCTCGCGAGAAAATCGTATGCTATAATAGAAGAAGATTCTTTTCAGAGTCTTCTTTTTTGCAAAATTATTATCTTGAAAGGATAAAATATGACATCAAAAATAGTTTTTATACCAAAAGAAAGTCCTGATGGGGAATATATGGATTATACAATAAGAATTCCTTTAACAAGACTAATAGAATTGGATTTCACAGACAAAGAAAGACGACTTCTGTCTATGAAAGAAAGTCCTATATCTCAAATATTATTGGGTTTACACATAATAGTAGAAAAAATGGAAGATAAACCCATTAATAATACACAAGAACAAATGATAAATTTCCACAAAAGATATGGAATGCTTGAATTGGATTTGAATGATCTAAACAATATGTTTGTTGATCATTTAGTTATAAACTTAGAAAAAAGATCCGTTGGCGGAATTCTTAAATTTCTAGCCAAATATTGTGGTTGGTATCGAATAATTGATTTTATTAATAAGGAAAAGAACGATGGCTAAAAAAGAATTAATAAATGAGGATGAATATCCCAGCAATTCCAAGTCTCGTCGATCTGCTCCTATGAGAGAAGTAAGAGAAGAGCGCGAAGAAAGGCCAATATTAAAAAGAACAATCTCGGGACGAGCAGTTCGAAGAAAGCAAAGTTTAACTCAATCGATTGCTCAGACTCTTGCTGGTAATGGAGAAGGACAAAGTGTTATAGAGTATATTCTCCAGGAAGTTCTTATTCCCGCAGCCAAAGCTACAATCCAACAGATGGTTGAGGGTGGTATCGAAATGCTTCTCTTTGGCGAGACTAGAGGTGGACGATCACGAGGAAGAGATCGTGACCGATCAACGGTTAGTTATGGCAGCTACTATAGGAGTAAAGACGATGATCGACCAAAGGCGAGAGCTAGAGATCGCTTTGATCTAAATGAAATATATTTCCGCAATGGAGACGAGGCTGCTGAGGTCCTAGATAAGATGTGTGATTTGTTAGAAGAATATGAGCAAGTCACCGTAGCAGATTTCTTTGATTTAGCAGGAATTGATGGAGCTACTTGGGCTCATAATAAATATGGCTGGGAGAATCTTAAGAAAGCCAGATGCACCCACACAAGACATGGGTATCTGATCTTATTCCCAGACCCAATTGAATTAGATGATTAAGGAGAAATAAAATGTCACCGCAAGATCAAGTTAAGCAAGCATTAGCAGATTTGAAAGCGATTGATGAAGCTTTGCATATTGTTAATGTTGGATCATTATCAAAGTCACAAGAAGAATTTGATGCTGCTATGAAAAAGGGGTTTGAAGTTCTACAGAAAATTGAAGATCGTAGGGGTGCGATTGAACTGGTTGATTAATATATTTGAAAAGGAGTAACACATGGATGGTTTAACACAAAAAATAAATCGAGGGGGTTTGGTTTTAAGAAAGTATTCTCCCGAAATCCTTCTTGGTGCGGGTTTAGTTGGTATTGTAACTACAATAGTTATGGCATCCAAAGCCACACTAAAAGTTAATGATCTTATGATTGAAATTGAAGAGGAACGAGCTGAGATAGAACTTGCTGAGGAATCAGGCAAAACAAAAGGGGGTCTTCTCTATTCAAAGGAAGACTATAAAAAAGATCTTGGTATTCACTATGTACAAACTGGACTTAAATTCGCTAAGCTATACGGACCGTCTGTTGGTCTTGGCGTTTTGTCGATCTCAGCGATTCTGGCCTCGCACGGTGTCATGGCTAAGCGACAGGTTGCGCTTGTGGCGGCTTACAATCTTCTTAACGAAGGTTTTAAATCGTATCGTGCTCAGGTTGTTGAACAGTTAGGAGAAGAGACAGATCTTCTCTGGAGTAAAGGTCTAACTGTTGAGACGGTAACAGAGAAGGAAACTGACGAAGAAGGTAAAACAAAGAAAGTAAAAAAGAACAAGCTCGTTGTGAATAATAAGGCAGTAAGTATTTACTCACGCTTTTTTGACAACTCAAATGGTCAATGGCGAAATGATAGATCCTTAAATAAAGCTTTCTTGGTCGCTCAGCAGAACTATATGAACGATGTTCTAATCATTCGCGGTCACGTATTCTTGAATGAAGTATACGATGCTTTAGGATTCCCCCACACAAAGGAAGGTAGTATTGTGGGTTGGGTTCTTGGTAGCAATCCTGATCGTAATATTGGTGATGGATATATTGACTTCGGAATGATTGATATAGACGACCGGGCTGGGAGAGAATTTATCAATGGTATGAACGACGCCATTCTTCTAGACTTCAATGTAGATGGGATTATATTTGATCTGATTTGAAGGCGACAGGCGTTGGAGGCAATCTCCTCTGGGAATATATTTGATTCCTTGGACATAGACCCAGAGGACTATGTCTACGATAGTCGAATCCCTTAACCACAAAAGGAAAGAAATGAATACTATAACTAAAAAACTAATTGGGGCTGCAATTGGTGGTGCTGCGGGTTATTTCGTGGCGTCAGTGATTGTTGAATATATTGCTATAAAGGAAAACGAAGCCCAGGAACAATTGGCCACTTATCCTTTTAATAATAAAACATTAAAAAAAGAGGAATTTGAGGAAATGAGTGAAAAAAGTAATAGAAAGAAAATAGATTATACACATTACTTCGAATCCCAAAATCGTCCAGATCTGGCTGCTTTAGCTTCGAAATATAATAATGATGAAGTATTAAATATTGATAGTGAGGAAGATTGGCCAGAAGAGGTTTTGACTGAGGAAAATGTAATTGATGATGTTCCTCAACCCATCCGTCTGATCTCTATGATGGAATATGCCAACGACGATGAATATGAACACTTTACCCTCGCTTATTATGATGACGATGTTGTCACTGATGGTGAAGATAAGCCTATTGAGAATATAGAAAAGCTTATTGGAGACGAGGCTCTTGTGTCTTTTGGATATGAGACGGATGGTGATGAAGACA